ACTAACTAAATTTTTTTAAAAAAATAAGTGATTACACCACCGACGATTGCAGCAAGCACCATGCTGACTAGTGAGTTCCAGCGTGTAGCTGGTAGTTGTTCTAATCGCTCCATCTTTTCTTGTTGCTCCTCTAGCTCTTTGTGGTGCATGTCCATTTTTTGTATCATGAGCTCTATGTTGGTGTTGATTTTCTGTATCTCTTTTGTCATGTCCTCAACAATTATCAATCGAGTGTTCAATCTTTTGATTTCGTCATCATGGCACTGTATCTTGATGTCAATAGCATTCTTGCGTTCTAGCCATTCTTCCCTTGTGAGTTCTCCCATATGCACCTCTATTTCCACTTGCCTATAACATATATCTGTAAGTTTTTAACTTCAGCCGTGCTTGCTCCTTGACTTCCTGCAGAGGTTATCTGTATGCCTGTAAACTGATTGCCTGACTTAATATGAGTAGTCTGTGCTCCTAGAGAATACCCTGTACCAATTTGTACCGAAGCAACAACAACAGGTGTTTTTACAGGTTTGATTGTCAATGGATAGCCAAACACTTTTCGGCTAAATAGCATATTATTCCACATACCATCAGTCCATCCCCCTGAGTCAATCTCCTTTGACATAAGCATTTCAAGAGTGCCTTTTGCCCATTTAGTGTACTGCCATCCATCAGTCTCGCCTTGCTCAATGATATAGTCCTTTACGACATCAAGTCTGCCTTTTAGCTCATCAATCCTTTCAGGCAAGTGCTCTACTTGTCCGTAAATGTCTCCTAGCATAGCTTCAGTATTTGACTGTACCGACTGTATCGCAGTATTTAGTGTCGAAAATTTACCCTCTAACTGATTGAGTTTATATGTTGCATTAGGGTCTGTAATACAGTGCCACTCGTAGTCGTGATAGTCGTTAGAAGCCGTTAGCGACGGCTTGTTTAGTCCTAGCCCTATCCAATCGTGCGTCTCTCCGTTGTAGGTGTGCGAAAAGTCTGTGCCGTCGTTATCACTCGCATAAGCGACCCAAGTGTACACAGATGTTCCCCCACTTCCACCTTGACCCTTAAATAGTGACCATTTATAACGGCTAGGTGTTGTAGGGGCTATATCATCTACCGATGTGCAAAATCCTATATAGCTTGAATCTGCTTGAGGTGTGAGCGTCATTCCTGTTCCATCGCTAGAACTAGAATATGCGATATATAGTTTTGGTTGCTTTGCGTTTTTTAGTTCCGTAACGGCTACCTGAACACTCCTAACACTATTTGATAGCTGATTAACTGAACCCTCTGCAGAGGATATTCTTACTTTTGTCTGTTCAGCACTATCCTTAGTTTCAAACTTCTGCTTAATAGCGTTCCATAGCTTTGTTACTCCGTTTTTGTCTAAATACTGCATATATCCCCCTTAATCTAATAGAGCGGTTAAAACTGAATCAGGAATTGGCGATAAACTGTCTACCTTGTCCATCAGCTTTACTACAACTGTTCCTAGCGTGCTATCTTTACTCGCTGAAGCACTTTGAGATTTTCCGTCAAATATACTTTCAACAACCTCTATCATCAAAGGTTCGGACTTCATCTCATCAGTGTACACTCCGATTTTGATTCTGCCTTTCTTGAGCATATCTGACGGAATCAAGCACTTGTCGTCATTGATAGCGACATCACGGAAAAACTTATCTTTCTTAAATCTCGCGATTTTGGACTTGCCGTTCCATTCATCGTCAAAAGAAAAAACGGCGATATAATCGCCGTTATGCCCTATAAACTTGCCACCACCATTTAAGGTGAGTGTTCTATCTTTTACATTAAAATTAAACTCTTTCATATATCCCCCTATCTATAAGGATTGTACTTTGTACTGCGTGCCGATAACATATCAAAGAGAACCCTTTTCTGCTCTCTTGTATACTGACTGTTGTTTAGATAAGATATAAGTTCAGCTTTTTTAAGGCTTCCATTTCCGTCATAGTCTGCTCTACCTTTTACGGCTTCCAAATCACTCGTAGTAAGCCCTACTTTTGTAGCATATACTGCCTTGCCGTATGTGTTCTTATCTACTGTCATTACACCGTTGATATCTTTAAAGCTGACTCCTGATTGTACGGCTGACATCGTTTTAGCCATCTTCGACTTATGGTCCTTTTGCGAATTATACGCAAGAACAAAGCTTTCCTTTGTCTGAGTGCTAGGATTGTACTTTAGCTGTACTGTCTTAGATAGCTTTGAAAATTCTATATCGCCTTTGCTATATCCTCTGCCAAGCAAAAACTCATCTTTTGCGCTTCGCTCAGCCTTGCGATATACATCGCTTATAGCCTTTACTTTGTCATCATCAGACATTCTCCTATACTCGCTACTGTTAAACAGATTCTGTAAGCCGTTTTGAACCTCTGCACCTTTGGTCTTTCGATATGCTGTTCGCTCCTCTACGGACATACGCATATCATCATCACCAAACTTGATATTAAGGTTCACTGACTTATCAGGGATTATCTTTCTTCTACTTGACCCATCAACGGAACGCAATAGTGATTCCAATTCATCTGTCGTTGAATCGTTTCTGCGTGCCTTTAGGCTTCCGGGCAATAGCATATTCTGTGCGACTGACAAAGCATAATCTGAAAGGCTTTCTTTTCTGTCTGTCTTGCCAAATGCGTCAACCTTAGGTTGTAATACCATTTCATTAAGTCCTGGTATCTTGCTAGCCATACGGAATAGGAAGTTTTGTATTTCTCTTTCCGTTGCACTCTTTGCCGTTGGTGTGACATCAAGGTCTTCAGAAGCCGTTATCCTTGCAATCTGTCCAAACAGTGTAGGTATATACTGCGACAAATAACTCTCGCTAGAATTACCTATGATTCTGTATATAGGGTTAATCTCTTGATTTCCCCTAGATGATTCAAAGGCTTGTCCTACACCTTGTAGCATAGACATAGAGAACACAGGGTCCGACATCTGAGTGAATGCATCTAGCACTCGTCCAAATGTTCCGTCGCCCTCTTTGCCGTTTGCTAGTTCCACTCCAATAAAAAATGGAATACAAGCAGGTGCTGCCCAATCCATCGTAAAGTTAAAATCTCTGCCACCGATATTGACTGAGTATGACTGTTCGCCCATCATCTTTCGGAATTTCCCCTCGGAAGAGGAATCTATTTTACCTGTTGCAAGCCCCTCGGTTCCCATATAATAACCTAGTGCCATTATTCCTGTACCTGTCATTCCTGATGTTAGGTTGTTCAGTCCTTTTATAAACTGAGCAGGGTTCTCAGACTTTACCATCTGCTTAACCCCTCGCATTAGTCCAACAGGCGAAAACTTTGTCGCTTGCATTAGCACATTGCTAGGTGTCTTTACAAATGGGAATACTGCATCAACAAACATACTGCTTGCTTTGTTCAGCACTCTGCCACCTGCAACATCTTGTGGGATGTCGCTTATTGGTACATTCGCATATCTTTTCATCTTCATAACAAAGTCGGATAAAGCATTAGCATTACGGAATGTTGATTCCAAGCTTTCGTTCATTGCATATTCTTTAGCTTGCTTGAAAATTTCCTCAGGGACATTGTTTGCCTTGTACCCTTTAGCCTTTAGGAACCCTGCAAAGCTATTATTGTACGCTGGCTTACTGAACCATAAGTCCTCTAGGTTTAGTGCGTGTGCGTTCCACTTAGACAGCTTGTCAACGACCTTAAGTTTTGACTGAATGGCATCAGGGTGTCTGTGAATCTCCCTATACTTTTCCATTCCCTCAATGATGTATCGGTCCTCGTCATAAGCCTTGCTCGCTAGTGCCCTTAATGCTCCATCTTCGCCTGTTCTTCCCACATGGAAAGCCTTTGTCCTATCTGCTTGCTTAACTAGATTGTTCTGTAATGTGGCTTCGACCTTATCTCTAACCATTCTTAGAGGTGTAAAGATACAGTTACCGATAAGGTTTCGTACATGCGTTCTAGGACTGCTTAGCATTGAAAGGTATCTCCAAGCGCTGAGCTCATCGGTTAATGTAGGTGGAATCTGATTCCACATTGTTTTACCTATCTCGTTCTTAACCTCGGCGATTTCCTTTGCTCCACTTGCTTTTCTCAATCTATTAAACAGTTCATAAGGAACACTAACTGTGATTCCCTTTTTGCTTAGAGTGTTTGCAAATTGTTTATTAAGCCTATCGACATTTCGCTTTACGGCAACAACTCTGCCCTCAGGTGATATTTGATTAAACCATCTCATCGTTTGTAGTCCTCTAGCATATTCGCTCGCTAGTGAGACAACCTCGCCTGAGACGATTGAAGCTTCTTCGTGTCTGCCTAGTTCCTCTAGCTTATTGAAGAGTGCCACTCCACGAACCATCGTATCGCTGTTCGTTTGCCCTGTTTCCACGGACATTTTAAAGTGATTGAGTGTTCCATCAATATCATCACCAATCTCGGCTGTAGCTTGTTTTAGAGCGTCTTGATTGCGTGTTGTATCGGACATAAAGTCCATCGTGCTTGCGTGCCTATTATCAATAGCTGTTTGAGTTCCCTCGCTTGCGTTAGAACGCACTGTCATTAGCCCTTTTGATTCCTTAGTTCCAAAAGTACCAAGATGTTGTTCTGTCCTTGTCGCTACTCCAATAGGCTCAAGATTCCTTATCGGTGCGTCAACTGATTCAGAAATGTTTTTCAGCTTTGGTGTTTCAACATTTTTCAGAATAGGTGCGTCAACACTCTTTAGCTTTGGTGCTTCAACATTCTTTAAAATAGGTGCGTCAACGCTCTTTAGTTTCGGTGCTTCAATAGTGTTTAACGGAATATCTACTCGCTTTGGAATATCCGTGTGGACCATATCGACTGTTTCTATTGCCTTAGGTAGTTTTGCTCGTTCTAGCTTGATTGCGTCTGCTAGTGCTTCAGGGTTTGTTACTGTTGCAGGCTTATTCCTTACTGCCTTTGTTATAACTCTATCTGCTCCACCAACATTAACTGTCTTAGGGTCAATCATCGCTGTAGGTAAATGTGGTGTAGTCTTTGGTGTCCTTAGTCCTCTTAGAAATGCAGGTGCAAGGTCAGAAGCTGAGCCAAGCCCTACATCTAGTGCCGTATTCAGTCCTACTTGCTTCCAGTAGTCTTTACTGCCGAACTTGTGTCCATCGCTTAAAATTGAGCCTTGTGAGTTATAAAAGCCTAAAGGTGTATCAACGGCTATTTCTTTCGCTAACTGCTTTGTAACACCCTCTGCCGTCTTTGTAGCAAGGCTATTTACTGCCTTATCGGTTGCCACCATTCCTAGCTTCCCTAGACTTTTTCTCGCTCCATTTTGGATGAATTTATTTGTCGCTAGCTTTCTAGTAAGTGCTTGTCCTGCTCCACTTTTTGTAAGCGCGTTAGTAATTGCTCCTGTTGCTCCTACTCCCTTTAAAAGAGCCCCACCAAGCAAAAAGGAAATTCCTTGACCTGCCATATCACCTAGCTTAAATGACCAAGTGTCCCTAGTCGAATCCTTTATGGAATCTACCTTATATGGAACAGGGGCTATTCCGTGAACACCACCCTCCATAGTTCCAAGCATAAAACGACCACCTGCCGTATCATTCATCTTGACTTGCTTCTTATATGCTTCATCTAGTTTCGCGTTGCTTTCTTCCCTAGCTTTTCTTTGGTCTGCTACACTTATTACATTTAGCCTTTTAGCCATTTTGACTACCTCTTACCCTTTTTCTTCTTAGGTGACGGTTTAGATGGAGCGAACGACTGAAAACCTCGGTTTACATAGTTCATTGAGATTGCTCCACTAGGATATGTTGGGACTATCTTTTTCGTTTGCGTGGGTGACTCCTTTCTTGCTTCAGGATGTCCTCTTGCGATTAGGAACGAATCAGGAGCCTTTTTCTGCTTAAACAGTCCTGCCACTGCGTTCGCTGCGTTTACCATTCTAGGTGTAGGGTCTTCAACATACATAGGTGATTCATCTGCATAGTCGGAATAGTCGCTTGCACTTCCTCCACCATAACTGCGTCCACCACCATAGCTACGACCGTAACCACCATATCCGTAACTTCTAGCAGCAGCTGCCTGTTGTGCTTCTATTTCTGCTTGCTTTGCTTCATCCCACGCTGCGATTTTTGCGTCGTAATCTGCTATTGCATCGCTCTGTTGTTTTAGGTACTGATTAGCTAGCGACTTTAAGCTATTCATGTACGCGTTGTTAAGGTCTGTTAATGCTCCCTCTCTCGCTGAATTACCTTTGGCTAGTGCGTCTGCATAAGCCGTCTGCAAATTCACCTTTGCCGTTTCGCTTGCTCCACCTGTGATTCCTTGTGCCGACAAGTGCTCAGGTAGTTCAAGACTATTCTTTTGATAATTAACATAAGCGTCTCTAGCTGACGCTTCATAGTTCTTGTTAGCCTTATCAACTTCCTGATTGTGCTTCTGCTCTAGCAACGCAGTGTCTGCGTCTTTTGCTTTCTGTATGCTCTGCAAATATGCTTCCTTTAGGGTTGCATATGGGTTTCCTGCTAGTGCCATAAATACCTCCTACTTTGAAAAATTACCTACTGAGTAGGTCTTAGCTAGGCTGATGATACTGAAAGGTCTTGCGTCTTCGCTCTCTAACCTTATCTGTAAGTGCCTATATTTCTTTTCTTTCTTCTTGATATGAATATCGGTTTGCTCTGAACTTGTTGTCATTATTAACTGTTTCCCCTTGCCGTCTACGATAAAGTAAATGCCTACTTCGGAATCAGCAACATCTAGCAACAAAACATTCCCTCGCTTCTGCAGGGTCTTATATACTGTTTCGTTGCCGTCATAGTCAACAGGTGTAGTCCAATGAGCCTTGACTGGTTCACCATCATACAAAACTCCATAACCTTGCTTTGCTCCATCTCTGTATGCTCCGTCATTTTCATAGTCAGTAGAAAAACAACAAATGTTTTCTCCACTGCCGAATAAAAGCATATCATTGCTTACGCAAAATACATTTACAGGGATGTTGTCAAACACATAGGTTTCATACGCAAAGTTTGTTCTGTTCTTATCGTCTCTAGTCGTCTGCCTACCATCGAATACATAGCACTTACCACTAGGCAATGCTAGGATGTAATAAGAGTTCCACGCAACAGCAATCGCCCTATCTAAGTTTTTCTCCTTGCATAGCACCTTATTGACAAATACACTGCGATTTCTAATCGCTAGCTGAGTACTCATATAGTGGTTTGAGATACCATATAAGCCTGTTGATGATAGGAACATAGGGTCATCTATCAAGGTTGCAAAGGTGTTCGGTGCGACTGCTCCTGTTGTTACCGAAGACGAACGCAAGATAAAGGTTTCTTTGCCGTCTTGCAATTTTGCTCCACTGATGAAATATACCGATGATTCATTCTGCGTATTTCCTGTAACAACGACAAGGTTATCCTCGTATCGGTGCAAATTAACGATTGAATCTGCATTAGCAACATTGATGAAGCTATTATCAGGAATATAGGTTGCGTCGCTAACTGCTGAAAAGTAAACCTTATTCTTTCCTGATACTCCGAACAGTCTATCGTTGTTAGCATAGCCATAATTACGGATTTTCCCATCACGGCATAGCAAAGCGTAGCTCTCATTATAAAACCCTTTGTAATAGCCGTTTTTATCGCTTATCCACTGTCCGTCATCATCCACTCTGCCCTTTTCATCGCTGAAAGATACATAAGTAACACGGATATTGTCTTGTCCTGTTACAGGTGGTTTATAAGCCTTAATCTTGATTATCGGTGATTCAAGGAAAGTGTCGCCTAGCATTCCGTTGGCTAGATAGCCTTGTGTCTTTGTTGCGTTCTTAGTAGTGGTATACTCGGCTTTCTTCCACGCACCGTCCGTATCAAGATATTCAACATTTATAATCAAGTACCTTTTGAACAGTCCGTCTGATTCCTCGTTTTCCTTTTTAGGTAGTAATCTCAGTTCCGTTGTCTTATCATCGCCCAAATAAGTTACTCGCCTATAAGGTGCTAAAAGATTCACTCCTGCCCCTATATTCTTACCACCTGTACCATCAAGGTTTTTAGATATGGCAACATCAGGAACAGTCTTTGAGTTCATCTTGATTCTAGCTTCGTGATTAGGGTAACCTGCACCGATGATAAAGTCTTCGATGATTTTATCTACCTCGCAAAAGAAATACCCTTGTGGATATAACCCATCAAACAGTCCACTAAGAGTAGACAATCCATACTTACTAGGTGTTAAAGTGCTTGCATCTATGTGTCCAAAACCACAAGCATAACATTTACCATCAAACGCAAATAGCTTGATTGAGTTAAAGTCACAAGTCGAACCACCATAAAGAGTTTTTACATTCTCTAGGATGTTGAAGCCATTGTGTTTCCACTTCTCCACATAGACATTCTTATTTGTCGCAACATAGAGCAAGCCGTCTACCTCTATCATATCAAGGATTCTCTCGCCCTCGTATGACTTCATATATCGCCATCCCTTACGCTTTCTAGGGTTTCCCCCATCATCGCTTATCATATTGAGCATATCAGGGGAATGTCTACGATTAACCTCTTTCGGAGAATGAGAAAGGTCTATACCTCTTAGCCCTGAATATTTAGCCGTAGAAAGTCTAGGCTTACTTGATACTGTTAGCTTTCCCATCTTAAATCTCCAAACCACCTACGAATTTACATTTTCTAGGCTTGATTATTACCGACAATAACTGCGTTTTGAGGTCGTCTGCGTTGTTCCAATACATTGTCGCTTTTCGCTCGTCGTCATCTAGCCATATGAAATATGCTGACATCAACGGAACAATCCCACATACCATTTCAGGCAAGTCGATTTCTTCCATTTCGCTCGTATCTGATGTTATAAGGCTAGGCTCATATACATCGACTTCGACAACGTCCTCAAAATAGTTCTTATACGGCTCAACGACTGTGCGATAAACCCAATCTATACTTCGATTTATCGCATTTAACACTATTTCTGAGTATAAGTCCATCGTGGAATCTTCCTCAAAACCTAGTGTCTTAATATTGCTTTTTAGTTCTTTTATAGTCATATTTCACCTCGAACAAAATAAAGAGGGGCAATCGCCCCTCCGTTAAACTACTCCTTACAGTTGAGTACGACCATTTCCTTAGGTCTTGCGATTGTTCCACCGTATAGGACGAATCCCTTTACAGCGTCAGAGAACGAATTGTCAGGTCTGTATGGCTCAACATGAGTTAGAGGGTTTGCAAATGCAATAGCCTTGTCTGTTCTGAGCATGATGAGTGAATCAGTGCCTGTTTTGTAAACATTGTTGCTCATCTTTACGATAACATTTCCGTATCTACCCACCTTGCCGTTCTCAATCATTGTTGAGTTGTTCTGGTCAAGGTCTACATATGCCTGCTTCATCAGCATATAGAACCACGGTGGAACAGTAAGGGTGATTTTGCTATTGTTTGATACATTCTGCTCGTATAGCTTCTTTAGCCCCTTATCAACATAGCTGAGGATGTTAGCCTTTGTTACCTGTGTAGATGTGGTGTCTAGCTTGTCTGCCCTTGTATCAGCAGCAAGCTTTGCGATGTACTTATCCATTTCATCAGCAACGCCATAAGCACTCTCAGACATAAGAGCGTCCATTGGACCGTTTGCTACAGACTGCGCCTTGTCGATATCGCCTACCTTGAAATTGTAGTAAGCGACCTGGTCAATCTTCATTGAGATTGATGTGTCTGTTACATTCTCAGCATTAGCAAGCGTGATATCCGTTGCTGTTGTTGTAGTTGTGATTGTAGGCTTGCCTACTCCCAAAATTCTTACTGTGTCACCTGCCTGCTTAACTTCGCCCTCGTACTGTCTGTTACAGTCCTCTGCGAATACAAGTGCCTTTTCAAGTTCTCTGTTGTACTGCTCTGACCAAATCTCAGGTATAAACTTCTTATAAGCCATTTTTTACTCCTTTTCTACCATCTCGTCATTGATTTACGGATGGTCTCATAATTCTTCTTAACTTCTTCTTTTGTCATAGCTTCGACTTCCTCTTGAGTGAAAAACTCCTTAGGTGCACTCGTTGTGCTCTCGACCTTGCCTGTTGCCTTTGGTGGGACGATTGTTGTTGCCTGCTTTTCAGCTTTACACGCAAAATAAGCTTGTCTTGCAGTAAGTCCACTGTTGATATATCCTGCGTATGATTCTCCCAAGTCCTCTAGGCTCTTAACAGTAGGGTCAAGGCTCTGCACTTCTTTGAGGTCATCTGCCATTCTTTTTTCAGCCTGCTGTTCAAGCACTGCCTGCATTAACTGCTCGTTTTCCCTTTTTAGACCATCAATGACATTCGCTTCTTCTCTCTCTGCGACTAACTCGTCATACTCTCTGTTCTGATAAAAGGCTTCCGCTGCGAGTGCTTTATCTTCGGCTTCAGGAAAGAAATTTGATAATGCTCTTTCGTACTCTGCGTTAGAGTTTCTTAGTGCTTCAAGTTCTCTCCTCATTTCTGCAAATGCTGAATCGGAATCGGTTTTTCCTGTTTCAGTTTCTGCATTATCAACCACAGGTTCGGCGACTTCCTGTTCTTCTGCGCCTACATCTTCTGAACCACTTGTTGGGTCGGCGACCTCCAACACTTCTTCGCCTACATTCGTTTCAAAATCTGGCATTGTTTTTAACTCCTTTTTGTATAATTAAAAAGAAGCGCCTTATTGCGCTTCTCTTAATTCAGTGTTTTCTGTTGGCATTTCTTCGTGTTCTGTCTGCATTTCGTGATTTTCTATAGGAATATCCTCTATCGGTGCGTTTTCTTCGTGTCCCTCTGAAATTTGAGGTTCTATTTTCGCTTCTGAGCTTCTTTTGGCTATGAGGTTAAGTAGTTTACCCTTGCTGATTGCTCCTCCGTCAGGCATCAATTCTGCGTACTCCTCGAATGTTATCTGCCCTTGAGCAAGCAAAGCGTCGCAAGCCTGTTGCTGAGCAAACTTTGTCCACTGATTATCCTGTGAAACATCGACTTTTACCGACGGCTTAAAGTCCAAAAGTTCATCTGCTGATATCTTAATCTCGTTTCCGTGCTCATCCTTAGTGGTGAAGCTATCTATATCATATACTAGCCACATATCAAACCACATAAGGGCGATATCCTCTACTGTCTGTTGGAATGTGTTTATCTGCTCATTGAGTGGAATCTGTGCTTGGTCTCTGATTGCGATGATAGCACTGCCACTTGACCTCTGAGGGTCGATATTTCCCACGGCAAAATCGCCTGCTCCTGCAAGCTCCCTTGTCTGCGTGATTAGGTCAGCAAACAGCTTATCTGCGTCGCTAGAGATATTCGCTGCATTTATATAGCCTATCATCTGATTGATAGACTGCTGAGCATTTCCCCTTACTCCAATCGCAGCGCCAACCTTGTTTAAATCATCAGGGTTCTCCACTGCGTCAGCGTCATAAGCAATTCTAGGAAAGGCTGATATCTTAACTGTAACTGCTCGTCTAGCTAAGGTCTTGTTAAGTTCTATCTGATTAGGAATCATAGAAGCGACCTCGCTAACTCCTCTAGCATTATTAGGTCTAGGCTCCCATACAAAGTTCTGTATAGGATATAGAGTTAGTCCTGCAAATTCTTTTCCGTCTACGGATGATGTAATTCTTCTCGTAGGTTCAATTAGGCTTTCCTTTGTCGCCCTCGTAACAGTGATTACATCGTCTTTATCCTTTGATAGGTAGATAACGCAAGTTACCTTGTCGCTTACTTCATCTTGGTTCGCAATTTGACTTTCTCTCTCTGCATCGGTTCTTACCTTATCTATCTCTTCCTTAGGAACCTTATTCTCTAAGGCAATTCTCTTAACTGTCTCTAGTGGGAGCCTTTCCATAATCATTATGTAAGGCTGTTCCTGAATGTTTGTCGTATTCTCGTTGCCAAGCAGAATATTTGTGTTATCGATAAGCTGAGGTGTGTCTAAGGTCGAATCCGTACCCCAATAGAGATATGAATCGCCTTGAATCGCAGAAGCCTTAATGCACTTCCACAGAGCACTGTTCATCTTCGCTTTTTCCCACGACTGAGCGAACTTCTTATTAAGAACATCATATATGTGCTGATTGGTGCTATCGTCGCCCATATCGGTGAATTTTGCCGTCATAGCGTGCTGACAAACAGTAGATACTTTGTACTTGATTGTAGGCTTGATGATATTAAGCATAGGAAGTTCTTCCTTAGTCTTAACTCCGACCCACTGATTGTCGCCATAAAAGTTCCAATTTCGCTCAGTATTCTTTACTAAGCCTTTGGTCTGCAGATACTGTTTATTCTTTTCGTACATCTGCCATATCTTTTCACAATTCATTAAAAGTCCTCTCCATATGTATCAATGTCTTGTAGTAACTGCTCTAGCCTTGCTCTTTCCCTCTCAGAGGTTCTTTCGGCTTTAGTCTTATATCCTAGCGACTTCGCTATCTTCGTAGGTATAGGCTCAATTTTCGACCTCTCAGGGCGAAGCTGAACTCCTACCGATACACCAATAAAAAAGCACACTATTAAAAGTGCACCATAAATAAGGTTATATGACATTTATCGATTCTCCTTTCCCTATCGCACTAGAAGCACTCTTTTTCGCTAGGTTAAACTGTATTAGCTTATTATCACTCGTAGGCACGCTAGGTTTTCCGTTCTTCCAATAAATCAAACGATTTAAGGCTTGGCTCATAGCGTCGACTTGGTCATCGTGTTTGCCGTTAGGAAATGCTGAGCACTCGTTCACAAAGTCCTCAGTAAAAGGTTTTTTCTTAGGTAAAAACACATTCCCACTTTCTATCGCTCCACTAACGGCATTTACTCTCGACACCTTGCCACCTTGTGGGGTAATAGGCACGATTCCGTGTATCTGTCTCCTTAACACTTGGATAACCGATGTGCCATTGGCTTTATCCTCTATCAAGATTCTATCTACCGTAGGGTACATTCCCTTTAGTCTCAGAATCTCCTTTACAGTCTTAGGCATATCTAAATGTTTTTTAACTGCATCTACCAAATAAAACTCGGAATCTTTCTTCCCCCATATCTGTATCGCTACAAAGTCATTATCCTTGCCGTCCTTAAACGCAGCGTCAACACTCATTATTAAGGTATTGAGTTCAGGCAAAGTATCATAATACTTCCACCATTCCCTCTGCAAAAGGTTTCCTTGAGCACTTACAGGTCTGCCTTGAAAAAGTGCGTTCCAAGTTCTAGAACCAGCCTTGCTTAAATATCCTCTTTTAAAATCAGCAAGCCACTTATCACCCTTGCCTATCTCGGGACAGAGTGCTTCACCCACCTTACGACCTAAGACATCGCCCTTTTCAGCTTCACAAGGCAAATTAACCACCGTTACATTAGGCTCATTTTCTATCATACGACCAGCTAGGTCGTCCTCGTGCCATCTAGTCATTATTACTATGACCTTTGAATTAGGAGCAAGTCTAGACTTATACGATGAGTTCCATTCATCCCAAAGGTGCTCCCTAGTCGTCTCCGAATCGGCTTCTTGCTGAGTCTTTATAGGGTCGTCTATGATAAACAAGTTAGCAGGGTTACCAGTTACACCACCAGTTACACCTCGGCTTATCATCTGTCCTACATTACCAGCCATCCAAAACTCATTAGCCGTATTCTTATCCTTACTGAGTCCAGTTCCGAATATCTCTCCGAACTCCTCTATCTTATTCTTATTCTTTAGCCCAAACTTCTGAGCAAAGTCTTCACTATAGCTTACCTCTATAACTTTCCTCTCAGGGTGTTTTAAAAGGTACCAGCTAGGCAAGGTCTCCGTTATCGTCATACTCTTTCCGTGCTGAGGTGGTGTGCTTATTATCATTATCTCATAAGCCTTATCCGTTTCTCTCTCAACAAACTCTTGAACAGTATCACAAAGGTAATCGTGAAATTTGCTATGCTTCCATCCTGTATTAGTCAAGGACACATAGCTTTTATAGTCGTGTTGTATTAAGGCTTTTACTATCTCTCTATTGTCCATAACTTCTCCAAAATTTTTATAATAAAAAATACCCATCGGCATATTAGCCTAGTTGGTATGAATTGGGTACAATGTATTGTGAAAAGGTGAAATGAGGGTGAGGGATAATATATACGTACTATAAGAACGAGTGGCTCTAATTGGGGATAGTGGTTTGATTCTCCATTCTCCAGCCTTGTTATTCCCTCCTCTACTTCCTCTATCCTTTGAGGTTCTCTATTCCCTTTTACCTCTAATGAGGGGATAGGGTTCTTCCTTATAATGGTAAATATATCTATTCTGTAAACTATGATTTACGGAATAGTTTAAAACAAATGTTGAAATTCCAACGATTTCATTTACTGCTTATAGGGTCTTATTCATTAAATATACAAAGTTTCTAATAGTATTCACTGATTCAGCGCTATATTCTTTATTCATCTTTGCATATTCTTTGTATATAAGTATCGGAAATATCGTTACTAATGCATAAGGTTTGTATAAAATGTATATCTTCTACATATCATTTATGCATTATTCTGCTTTATCTAGGCTAGAAATGTACTCGCTTAGTATCTTATCTGCCTTATCTTTGCTAATTGGCTCTTGCTTTGTAGTAGTTTCTATCTTGGTATTATCAGCCCAACCACACCAATTTTTTAAACAAAACATTGTCATTTGACGGTCGTAAGCCCCTTTAATAACTCCCTCTGTTAGTATATCGCTTAATATTCCATCATATAGCGGTTTAAATTCATCCTTGAACTGATTCAAGTATCTACAGAGTGATGAGTAACTTAATCCGATGAAGTCGGATAAATTAACTTTTGTTGGGTATATGCTATATTCGTTGTCCCTTATATGCTTTAAAAACTCTATATATAAAGTCATTAAATGTTCAGGTGATTTGATATATACATCTGCCTTATTTGCTTTTATAACTCTATTTGCGTCTGCTCCTACTAAATATACCCTGTTGCCTTGCTCGTCTATTCCTACATAGTCATCTATAGCCGTTATCATTCCTACGGCTAAGTTAGGTCTTATATAGTAGCCGTCATATATGGTTGATACTTTAACTTTATTTATGGTCTTCTGTGTAGAGAGAGAAGTTCCAGCTTGCTTTACTGTGTACAGTTCTTTATTTGCTTGTGCTCTTGTCTTAGCTTTTGCCATCCTCTCCCCCTTTCGGCTCGTATAGAGCATTGTATTAGATTCTTTAACCTCTTAGGCTGTTTGTTTCATCAAATAAAAAGGCTTCTAGGTTCGCCATTCCTCTGATGTTGAGGTGGTTACTTGTAGAAGCGTTATATTGTATCGCTCGCCCTTTGCGATACTTTACCCCTTTTAGGTCCTTTCTTTTTATGTGTGAAAGGCTCACCACTACGGCAAGCCTTACCCCACACAGATATAATTTAGAAAGGTTGAAATCATGGACGCAATAACTGACTAACTCCATTGCTTACAAGTATATTATACCACATCTTAAACATTTAAGATGAATTTTTTCATTGAAATTTACACATTTTGAGCCGTTTTTGAAAAATATTTTAAAAAAGTTTTAAAAAAGGTGTTGACATACTGCACAATGTGTTATACGATACATACAACGAAGCACACAAGGTGCGTAACGTAAAGATGTATCAAATAAAGAAAAGAGGTTGTAAAGATGTATTTTGAAAATTGTAGCACACTAGAACAGTTAAAAGCAGAGTATAAAAGGTTAGCCATGATGTACCATCCTGACCGTGGCGGTGATTTGAGGACAATGCAAGCTATCAATTCCGAATATGATAGCAAGTTTAAGCAGGTCAAGGACTGTCACATTAACAAAGATGGCAAAACTTATAGCAAAGAGACAAGCGAGAAATCAAGCGAATTTGTAGAGTTAATCAATCAGCTAGTCAGAATGAAGAGTATCGTAATAGAGATAATCGGTTGCTTTGTATGGGTTAGCGGAGATACTAAGCCACACAAAGACAGCTTGAAAAAGTTGGGCTTTAAATGGCATAGTGTCAAGGCTTGTTGGTATAAATCGCCACAAGGATACAGGCGCTTTGGCAAAAAAGAATATACATTTGACGAAATTAGAACAATGTATGGTTCAACGATGGTAAATACAAAGCCGATGCAGGAATTAACAGTTTAAAAAGGATATTAGCCCCTCTACGGAGGGGCAGGAGGTGAAAAGATGAACAGATTTAAAAAGTATTGTCCAAATGTATGGGTTGCAGAGTGTGAAGAAGAGTGCAGCAAGGGCGACATCATAGAATTAACTACTAAATATGACAAAGTCGTTGTGTGTGAGGTTTACAACCTTGTTGGGCAGGCTGGCGATAAATACTATTACTCAATCGTGAGACTAGAGGGCTTAAGCTATGCGGAGCGTAAGGCGGACAAATACAGAACCGCAAGCGCTCGCAATATGGCACGCAGTAACGAAAGATGGAAATCTGCAGAAGAGGGTAAAGAGTTTTTATCACTCGGAGAACCCATCAAGGTTGGACATCACAGCGAAAAGGCACACAGGGCACTAATTGAAAGGAATTTGAAGCGAACAGCTAAAGCCGTTGAGTATATGAACAAAGCGGAAGAGCAGGAACACAAGGCGGAGTATTGGGAGAATAAGGCTAAAGAAATAACGCTGGCAATGCCTGAAAGCTTGGAATATTTCACCGCAAAACTAGAACAAGCAAAAGAATATCATAAGATGTTGAAAGAGCATCCTGAGAAGCGCTCACATTCTTATTCTTTAACTTATGCAAAGAAAGAAGTTAACGAACTAACTAAAAAGGTTGAGACAGCTACAAAATTATGGGGTTAGCGCTTAACAAAATTGATTGTAAATTGTGAATTATAATGTTATAGTAAAACATAGAAAAGAGAGGTTTGAACAATGTTAAAAGTTAAATGGATTGAAAACGGAGAAATCAAAAAATCTACAGTATACGAGAGCGTGCAAGACGCAGCAAACAGCGAAGATGTGAACACATTCTTGAATTTTCTTGTTGAACAGGGCGAAAATGTAGACATTGAGGAGATTAAAAGCAAGCTTAAAAGTTGCGATTGCATTGAAGAACTCCACGCAGTTTTTAAAGAGTATTTTGATTATAGCTGGATTGCTCTAAAGGTTGCACATCTTGACTATGAGGTGTGGGTTAGCCATATAAATAAATACGGTTGTCACGGTCCTGAGGTTTCAGATTCTTGGTTAATGCTTGAAACAGACGACCTTGAAGAAGCTAAGGCAAGGGCTAGAGATGAATACAAAGCAAATAGCGACTATATTGTTGAGTTAAGAAGTGACATCGGTCTAGACTATGACAGTTACAACCTTGTAGACTTTAAGGAGTACAGCGATGATATATTCAACATTTACGATTTAGCAAAAGTAGAGTACGACGAAGACGCTGACACCTGCGATTTAAAATTCTATGATAAGACTTGGGATATAACGGCATACATCCACAACGCGCCAATTCCTGAATGGCTCAAAACCGAAGAAGACGACAAGCCTGTATACATCTTTGATGCCTTAGATTGGGAAAGCGACAAGGCAATAGAGTACGCTTTAGAGCATGGAATAAAAGAAATAGTAAGAGATATAACTGAATAGGGTTATAAGGGCGAATAATCGCCCTTAATCGTTTGTTTAGGGGGTTAAAATGATAATCAATGGCAAAAGATACGACACAGACAAAGCCGTACATGTAGGCTTATATAACGGTTCAAATTTGTACAGAAAACGCACAGGGGAATTTTTCCTTGAAGATGGTGGAAAAATCAAACCACTGTTAATTGACGAAGCAAAGAAGATTATTGAAGCCGTGGCACCTGAGAAGATGGCGGACTTATTCCCTGATACAACAATTATTGACAGGGTAAAGGCTCTTAGGGGGAATATGACACAACAAGAGTTTAGCAAGGCTTATGGTGTGCCTTTGAGGACCTTGCAAAGTTGGGAGATGGGCGACCGTGTACCCCCTGCTTATGTTCTTGACTTATTAGAGTTTAGAATTAAGCACGAAGCCTAAAATTGCGTTTTAAAGGGTTTTTATTTATCGCCCTATAAGATGGCGCGAAAACCTTTAAACTGTTGTCAGTGGTTCGCTAGGCTTGTTATAAGCCTATTAATATATATCACTGCTAACCTTGAATATAACGGCTCAGTTAGAGCCTAGAAAAAGTAGTCTGTGGGGAACCCTAAAAGATGGTGGAAAAATGCTCAAACTCTTAATTTAATACATCAAGAAAAAAGCCTTGAATAATCAAGGCTTTTCTTTTATT